CCAAAGGCAACTTGTTGTTGACCAGCCTGTTGTGCTTGTGCCGCCAAAGCCGCATCTTGTTGTGCCAATGCGTTGTAGTAGGCTTCCATCTCAGGGGTTGTAGCACCCAATCCTTGCGCTCCACTAGGTCTAGCACCAGTAGCACCTACTGACAAGCCACCACGACCTTGTTGGAACAGTTGGTTCTGCAACTGAGACATCTGTCTCTCACGGGTAGGAGCAAGTAAGTCTTGTTGACTTGCCATGTACTTTTGAGCAACCTGTTCAGGAGTTTGCGCTAAATACTGCTGACCAAGGTTAAACAAACCAGTAGCCGCACCACTTAGAGGTGCATACTGCTGTCCTGCTTGTTCTGCTTGGGTTAAGCCACCTCCAGCCAATCCCATCAGACGATTTTGATAGGCTTGTAACTCAGGAGATACTGTGTAACCAGCACTTGAGAGTCGCCCAGATGGGTCAAATCCGAACTGAGATTGCCCAAATCGTGTGGTTACTCCAATTGGTCGGAAACGAGCCTCCTCTGCCGCCATTCTTGACGATTCAAGTTGAGCATTAGCAGAAGCCTGTGCCGCCTGTTGAGCGGAATCCGCCGCCATAGAACTGCTTAGTAAGTTCAGTCCTCCGCCTATAAGTGCCGCTTCCATTCCCATTATGTTCTCCTAACAAACATTTGTCTTGCTTTGCCGTCCATACCAACAAAATCTTTCAAATAATCAAACCCAAAAATTCTTACAAACTTCTCATGCTTTGCATCACCCACTTCATGTATCGCATAAATATCCTTTTTGTAGGACTTAAACAATTCGTCAAAATCAATCTTTAATTGTCTTTTAACGCTCTTGTTCCATCTCATGCAATCACAATGAATAAAAGTAAAGCCGCAATCTTCCTCAAAGTACACAACGTAATTTTTGGTTTTAATTACTTCTACTTTCAATACTTGCCTTCCGCAAACACATTCACAAACACAGTTTGGTCTTCCAATGCCTCAATCTCATGCCACTCATTAGCCTTGAGGTTTATCGGTTGCGTGTACTTGTCAATCACTTTCTCAATTCCTTCTTTACGAATCACACAACTTCCTGAATGACAGACAGTTAGATGTGCATAAACGTGTTCATGGCGTGGCAACCCTTCACCCTTGTTTGCGTGAAACACATTCAAAGATGCCCCGTCATACATGACTTGGTGTGTCGGTGCAATTCGTATTGTCATTTTCTTTTTCCGCTTTCACATCCATCCATTTACCTATATACCCCATAGGTGCATTGATATATCTAACTTGCATTGCCATTGTCCCATCTTCTTTTTGAAGCATACGAAACTCTGGCGTTGAGTTTGGATATATCCCATAGGTCATAAGTCTTGCGTTCCTGTCGTGCTTGGTTGATCTTCTGCTACTGTTTGTGCAACATAGGGAGCAACTTCACCAAAATCACCAGTCTTTGCTCTGTTATACAAATCTATGCCATGAGCCATAGTGTCATAACTTGTTGCGGTAAACGGCATTTCTCTGTTAAATTCTTGCCATTTAACAGTTAAAACAATAGAAGTTCCTTCCGTGTTTCCATACACGGGGGTTTTTGCGTATTCAAGAGTTAACATTTAATTTTTCCTTTTAAGCAACACGAACCGCTATAACCCATAACGGTTGATCACAGCAACCACTTGCTGTAGTTGGTGCGGCCATGTATCTCCATGTTCCTGACAAGTTATTTGTACCACCAGCACCAGTCTGTGATGTGGATGTAAATTGATTATTTCCTGCTCCAGCAGAATAATCACCACCACTAACAACAGAATTACCTCTAAGAAGGTAAAACCTAACAAAACAATAAGAGCCAATAGCGTTAAAACTAGGGGCGGCTGAACTAATAGTTACAGCACCCGTTGAAGCAGAAACAGCAATACCAGCACCAGCGGCAACAGAGGTAACGCCAGCACCACCAGATGTCCATGTTGTGCCATTTGATACCAAAACATTGCCAGATGAGCCAGGCGCAACAAACTGCACAGCACTCGTTCCATTGCCCAAAACCACATTGTTTGCAGTAAGAGTAGCCGCACCCGTACCACCCTGTGCAACAGTCAAAGCAGTAGTCAGACCAGTAATGGAGGTAATGTCAGAGTTAGCACCAGACTTAGCGGCACTCAGATTAGTTCTAGCATCAGTTGCAGTAGATGCACCAGTACCACCATCAGCAACAGCCAAATCAGTAATACCAGTAATAGTCCCTGCGCTAATTGCAACAGTTGGTATGGTTACAGTACCAGTAAAGGTAGGGGATGCCAACTCTGCCTTAGTTGCAACAGCAACAGCAATGTTGTCAAACTCTGTATTTATCTCTGTACCTTTAACAATCTTTAATGGATCACCAGACGCAAGATTGTCTTTGGTAGCAAAGTTTGTTGATTTCACATAATTTGTCATTTCTTCCCCTTAACTTAATCTGCCACGTTTAGATTGAATTTCAATCTTCTGAATAGATAGTTCATTTCCTGAAATATTAGTCTCATAACCAGTTTGCACAATCTTGCCCGAACCACTTGCATTTACTTGTAAGGTCTGCAACGAAACACCATCTGAATACTCGTTAGTAACAGAAGGCTGTGCGTGTACTGCTGTATGCGTACCACTACCCGCTGTTGTTGTGTTTATTGCCGCACCACCAGAGGTTAAAGACAATCTACAAGTGTTTGTTGAAACACTAACGCAGTAATAGGTTGTTGCTGTACTTAAACCAGATGGCAAAGTTCCAGTAGTTGTCAAAGTTATTGGGTTGTTCAATACAAAAGAAGAACCATCGACAGATGTAACAACCGCAGGACTTGCATTGGTTATCGTCACAACCTGATTGTTTGGATTGTTGTACTGTGCAACCCCATACTCTGACGTTCCTTGTGTCGGAATAAAGGTTGATGCGGCTAAGTAGTTAGTAGAGAAGTCAAATCCCCACTTCATCGTTACAAACTGGTTTGAGCCACCAATAGCAACAATAGACAATCTTTTCAGGATAGATGTAACCGCTTGATCGCCTAGATCAGCATGGTTTGTGTAGTATAAGAAACGATAACTACTTGTATGGTCTAAATACGTCCCATACTTACCAAGATAGCCATTCTTGCCAATCAGCAAGTCTCCATTTCTACGGGAAAGCAAAGCAGTTGGCTCAATAGAGTCCCAAGTCGTTACCCTGAATGAGTTATCTTGCAACTGCAATCTTGTGTCAAAGCAGAACACTTGCTTAACCAATGGGAAGGTTATCAGGTAGAAAGCATCTCTTTCTGAGTAAACAGCCTTTAGATTGGCTAAAGTCTCACCAGCAATGGTAGACAACAGATCATTTCGTACATTCTTGGACAAGTCTCCCAATGGGGCTGACTTTTCAATAATTGTTCTAGCAAACGAGCGAATACCAGAGTTAGACAAGAAAAGAATGTCTTTGCCCGTAGAGGCAATCGTATCCCTTGCTATACAACCAATACCACCAACTGTGTCACTCAAAGTCATGGTAGATGGCGTAGTTGCATTGGCATACACCAAGATTTGACGCTTACCAAAGATGATTAGAAAGCCGTTGTGAGCCGCTAATCCTGTGATCTCATCTGCCCCGTTAGGCCATACCCTGTCTACATTCAAAGAACCAGCAGTTCCAGTAGACCAAACATGACCAGAAAGCAGGTCAGAAAAAGAAATGGTTGTTGTGTTTGTAGTTGTACTTGCCACCCACAAGCGACCATAAGCACTAATAGCAATATTGGCAGAAGGCACAGTACCAACATAGCCAGTTTTCTCAGAAACACGCCTAAATGTTGTAGTGCTTACCGCAGGGTCAAAGATTAAAGGATCATGCCCTGATTGAAAGAAAAAAGTTATCGCATTTAATGATGTGCAATGCCAGTTGTTTGCTGTGATAGTAGGGGCAGTACCTCCACCACCATAGGTCAACTCTGAAACAGCGTTTGAGCCATCCAACTTAAACAACTTGTTGTTACCAGAAAACAGCACAGTCAAAGTGCCGTCAGCCTGAACCAACTCATGTATTACGCCAACATCATTTGCACCCAAAGCACCAGAAGATGAGTTAACCCTTGAGAAACCCTTGCGTGAGCCAATCCGTCCATATTGGTCAATCACACAATTAGTGGCAACTAAAGCAAACCCCTGATTCAAGTCCAAAGGCGAATCTTGGGTGTTTAACCCGTAAAAGCCTGGTGCGCTTATGCTAGAGACTTGGATTGCTTGGCTCATGTTGCTACAAACTCCCCACGATCAGGATAACGTGTACCCTCCAAAGCAATATGGTCTGACAACATTGATTTGTATAGCGCATACGCCTCTGATGAAGACAATCCACCATCTTCACCACGCTCCACCAATGCCCTTGCATAGGCGTTTTGAGCCACTAAAACATCAGGTACTTTCACCACAGTAGCATCAGCCGCTAAAGTTGCTTGTGCTATGGCTAAAGAGAATTTAACTGTGTATACAGCATCTGGTACTGGATACAAGGTTACTTTTGTATCGTAACTACCATCTACGCCATTAAAAGCATAGTTAACTGGTGCTGAAGTGCCAACAGGTAAAAAGTTAATGTTGCGATTCATGGTGACAAAATCAATGTTTGTCATTCCTAAAAGGCTAGTGGTATTGATTGCGTCCAAGACTTGGAACTTCTGACCAGCCCCTGTGAGGGAGTAGGAAGAAGTGTTTGCAACTGTGGTAACTGTGATGGTTTGAACTAATACGTTCCAAGCAAAGGCATCCTCAATCTGACGCTTTGCATCATTGACAAACTTGCCAAGCAGGGTTGAGTAAGTAGTCTCTAGGTTGGTAGATACAGTTGGTTCACGCAATCGAACCAATACATCGTTAATTAGTTCTAAGTACGTCATGTGCGTGTTAACCCTTCTTCTTCAATGGTGACAATCACCGAAAAGGCAGATGCCGACTCAGATTGTGCTTTAAGTATGTCACCTTCTTCCATTACAAAATAGGATGTACCACCCCAATCTTGCGTAGTTTTAGTAGACAAAGCGGTTTCAAAAACAAGAGAATATGTGACAGAAGCAGAGGTATCTGTCCAAGTAAAAGAAATATGTTTTTGCGAACCTGTATTAACTGCCCGTAGCAATACCACCCTTGCGTA